TGATCCGCTGGCACTCAGGGCACATCCGCGCCTGCTCAAGCTCGAGATTGACTGCTTCCGAGAGCCAGCTTTGAACGGGCGTAGGGTTAGGCATGGGACGGCTCCAGAAGAATCACAGTGCTATAGTCGGGCTCCCACAAGTCGAGGTCAACCGTTCCATGCAGGTCATTGGCATCTGCCTCTTCCCACATTCCGTCAAATAGCGGCTCTATCACGTCGTCGAGTTGTAGTTTGGGAATGCCGACATCTTTACAGGCCCACACATACGCAGGGACGGGGCTATCGAAGTAGTGGTCTTTAAGTGCTTCTACGTCGTCGAAATATTTGTCGCCGTCATAGATCATCCCATCGCCATAGTCTGCATAGGCTATCTTTTTGGCAGCGTCAAACCGTGCGCGCTCTTCCGCTGTGCGCCTCTCCTGCCATTCCACAGAACTGCACGCATCACACTTCGCATAGAATCTCCGCTCGATCTTCTTGCCGCAGGTGCAGAGGCGTTCTCCATGGCAACCTTGCGCCTGCCCCTGATTCGGGAACACTGCGCGACACTCGGAGCAAAAGAAGACTCCTGCTGCTGTGCCGTCCTGCTTGTAAAGCTCAATCGCTTCGCTCATCTGCTCTCTTCCTCTCCTACCTGGTCAGCGCGGCCAGAACGTCGTCAACGCACGTTGCGCGCGTGTGTCTGTGGCCGAGTGCCAGCACCGTAGCGCGGAACTCTGCCTGCTTGCTTGCTGTCTCGCCTTTGCGATTCAGATCCCGCTCATCCTTTGTTTCAATCCACCAGACGGGCTCATCCGACTTGAAGGCAACAATGTCAGGCGTGCCAGCGGGGCAGAGCTTGATGTATCGCTTGCCCATGCGAGCAGCGCCCGAATTGAGCCGAATCGCCATCCACCCCATCTGCTTCAGCGCCTCAACAATCGGACTCGTGATGTTGGCTGTCTCGCTCATCTTTGCCTCTCTATGCTGCTCATCATCGGCGTGCTCGTCCTGCCATCCTCAAGCCTCACTGTGACCTGCCTGTGATCCACGCTGACGACTATTGCGGGGATCTTGCCGCAGATCAAGACTGGTTCGCCTTTGCGCAGGGGATCGCTCACCCTCTCACCTCCTGGCGCACGGACTGGCCCTGAAGCGCTGCCGCGAAATTGATGCCGTTCTCGCGCGTAACTCGCTCCCTGTCCGCTGGCTCTATGTCCGACTGAAGCAGCCATCGGCAAAGGTGCTCTGCGTCCTTCAGCGCCTCCCTCAGCCGCGCGTTCTCATCGGCCAGCTCGCGCACATCAATCCACAGCACGTATGCGCCTTCATCGTCAGGCCATATGCCCAAGTCCGTGGGATCATTGGGTTGGCGCCCGAACATGTACCGTTTAATCCTGCGCTCTCCCTGCTTAGGCTCAGTCATGAGGCAAGTCCTTTCCACTCCATCCAGCGGCGGCGAAGTTCTGCCTTTGCTTCAGGCGTTGTCAATTTGTCGAAGCAGGCTGTTGTGAGGGCCGGAAAGACGACGGATGCCATGTCGGACCATAGTTCGCCCAGACAATATGCAGAACCATCCTCCCAGCACGTAAACGCCTCCCTGATCTCGACGCAGATGCCGCAGTTGATCTCCATGAAGAACTCGCCGTCGAACTTCCCTGCGGTGCGCCGATACTTCTGCCCCACCGGGATAACGCGACGGCACTCTTCGCAGCGATGCTCCTTGCGTGCCTTCGGCCATGAAACATCACTGAACTCGCATGGTCCGTCCGAATCGAACCCGCTTATGCAAACCCCACAATCACCCATCTGCTCCCCCTCCACTCCGCTATGCCGCGCGGACCTTGCGTCCCTGTCTTGTGCTCATGCGAATCCCGACTTCCTTGCAGACCCGCGTAAGCGTGTTACGGTGAATGCCCAACTCGCCGGCGGTTCTCTGCATGTGGCACCCGTTCCTCAACAGCGAGGTCGTGACGTACTTTTGCGTGAAGTCCTTCACCGCCTCATTGAGCGGCTTCAGTGCGATCGCCGTGTCTCGTAGCTCCGCAAAGTAAGTCATGCCGTCCTCCGTTTGCCGAAGTTGCGCCTGTAGATCGCGCCCTGCTCCCAGCAGAGTTCTTCTTTTGCCAGCGGCGGGTCGCGCTCGTAGATCGGGTCAGCAAAGGCGCGATTCACTAGCCGCTCGTTCTCCGGGTCAAGGCGCTCACTAGGAATCACGTTGTTCCGCAGAAGGGTCCAGACGATGCGGTATTTCACGCTGTAGCCTCCCTGTGAACGACGTCCAGGTTCCCGCCGCAGATTTCGCCCTGCTTGGCTTCCGGCTTCTGCGATTGGCGCTGGCAATAGCGGACCTCAAGATGCGCCCTGCGAGCGACGGGGTAGAAGTCGGCTACAACGCCTTTGCATATCCGGCACTTCCAGCCGATGTACTCCTGATCTTTTGCGGCCGTCTCCCTGTGCTGCCGGGCAATGCCGCAGCCCTTCACAAGTTCCAGAATCGTGCCCATGTCGGGCAGGGCCGTTTCATACTGCTCGCGCGGCATCTCGGAAATCTGCTCCAAGGCCGTGATCACATCGTCAAAGGGCTCACGAGCCAGCCGCGCGGAGTAGAGCGAAAGGGTTTCCTTGTCCAGCTTCGCCCCCCGCATCGTTGCCGCTGTCGTCAGGGCCGCTTTGATTGCGTCCAGTGGAGAGATCCGCTTGTAGGACTGCGAAATTTGAGTTAGTTCGGACATTGGGTGCTCCGTTGCGTGGTTGACCGATTGGCGTTTGATCCTGAGCGCGCGAAAGCCAGCGGATGATCGCTCGCTTGATGCCCTTTGGCGTCTTGCGGCGTTCCGGGTTCGCGTCCAGCCAGACCTTCATGCGGACGAGCTCGTTCCTGACGTGAATCCCCGGATAGGCTTGAGACCATTCGGCTATCTGAGCCTTAGAAATCGGAAATTCCGTCCCGTTGAGCAAAGGAAGGGTGCCCGCGAGTTCTTCCGCAGGAAGGCTCGGGGCAAGAGAAACCGAAGGTTTCTCCTTTACAACCGAAGTTGAAGATGAAGATGAAGGGGTTGATTTTTGCTTGGGTTGGTGGTTGGGAACTTGGTTAAGCAAAACAGGGTTTCCGCCCTTCGAGCCTGCTTCCGTTCGGATCTGGCGGATATGTTCATCCCTAACCATGCGCCGATTCGCAATAGCTCCGGTTTCTGTGTCCCTTTCTGCTACACCACTCCCCAACAACGTGGTTAAGGTTTGGTTGAAAGTTTGGTTATCCAAACCTACAGCCCTTGCGATCTGCTCGTCGGCCATCGCGCGCCCATTCAGCATGAGCTTCCCGCGCTGCTCCGAATCGTGCATGATCATTAACATTTCGAACCAAACCCCTCTATCATGGAAGGACAAGGACTGCACCGCTATGTCTTTGCGCCAGTCACCTGGGTACCACTGCATTGCTGGCAGCTTCTTGTCCTTCAAATCAAATCTCCAACCAACCAACTGAACTGCGCTGCATCTGAATCACCGGGAGAGTGCGCGAACCCGAAGATAAGCGCGGGAAAAGTTAACCAGTTTTGAGGCGCTTGATTGCAGTCTCAATAGAGGCGCGGGAAACGGTATCGATTCCAAGTTGATCCATCACATCAAGCAGGGCTTGCAGCACATCTATCTGCCCCTGCTCATACCGCTCAATCGTGTACTCGCACATCTCTTTGGCATCGACCGTCCTCCCTTTGAGTTGCGCGGCCGCTTCGGCGCTCATTCTCATCTCTTTCCTCCATCTGCCCAGTTAGGGCGCTTGAACCAAGTCGCTTCTGTTGCCATCCAGAAAGGCGTAGTCCTGCTTGTCGAAGGGCTTGCTGGGGTCGTAGGGAGGCAGATCTGAAACCTCGCCTGTCTCCTCATCCACCAGTTCCACGCTGAAGGGCGCGATCGGATCAATGCCGCGCTCTGCAAAGAAAAACTCAATCTCAGCGTTCAGCTTGCAGACTTCGCGCTCGAAATAGTCGATCACCGCCTCGCCTGTAAGCACCGTCTCATCCTTGCCAGAGCCGATGATCCAGGCAAGCTCGGAACGCTGCACGCGCCTGTAGAAGAAGCGCAGGGAGTCAACCTGTACACGCGGGTCGAAGGAGACGAAATCGACCCACTGCCGGCCTGTGCAGGCAAGCTCCCATGCCACTTGAGGCAGGTATTCTTCAGGGATCTGACCCCCCAAAACATACTCAAGGTGGGTCGTTGTCTCGGGGCACTTGATCTCCAGCACGCCGTCAGCGCCTACGAGCGAATCAGGCGAGGCCCCGGTGAAGTCGTACTTCGGGTGAAGGACAAAACCCACAGGCTCGCACATCTGGCGCATCACGCCTTCGTAGTAGAGGCGTGCATCGTTCTCGTAGTTCGTGCCATGCTCCATCGCAGGGGAGACATAATGGTCTTTGGCGCGGCCCGTCAGGCGTTCGGCGATCAACTCAAGCCGGTAGCCGTCGCGCTTCGCCGATGAGTCACCAGGCCCCTTCGTGCCTGACTTACGCGTCAGGTAGGAGCACACATCGGCGATGCGTGAGCCGGTGATCCTGCCGACGCGGGAGCGAATCCACGAGTCGGACTGCTGCTTGCCGTAGGCGATTCTCATCGCGCACCAGCCGTCTGCCGATTCAACTGTCCCAGCCGTTTGTTCTTGGCGTTGGCGAAGGCTTCGACGGCCTTCACATCCTTGGCTGCGGTTGCCGCGTCACGGGCTTGGAAGTAGCGCTTCTGAAGGTCGGCCTGATCCGCGGAGCCTTCGATGCTGGCGAGGTAGTCGTTGACGGTGCGCTCGTCCATCTCGCCGCCTTGTTCACCTTGCGAGAGCGGCCCTGCGCTCCGTCCGTCGTCGTCCTCTTCCGGGGCAAGTCCGAGAATTGCGGTGGCCGTATAGCGCTCCAGGTATGTCTTAGCAGAGCCGCGCGCCTGAATCGCGTTGCGCCCCGGCCCTGCATCTGGAGCACCACCCATCGAAACCGTCTCGCTGTGGCCTGCCTGATGCCGCAGTGTGCAGGTAACCTCCATCCATTGCGGCTCATCCTTGCTGAGTCGCCATGAGATGCTGAGGCCGTGCTTCGAGAGAGCAGGCGTGGCAACCCTCACCACCTCGCCAAGCTCGACGTGCTTCTTGTTCTTGAGCGGCCCGTCGGTGATCAGTTTGGTCCTGACCAGCTTCACCGCTTCGGCCTTGAACGCCGCGAAGGCGGTATTGAAAGCCTGCTTGGCCTGGTCGTCGCGCCAGTCTTTTTCGATCTCGCGCAACTGCTTCAGTTTCTCTAGATCGCCCGTGCGGACGATCTGCATTTGCAATTCCTGCATCGGGCTCATCTGGGGCGCCTGCTGCTCCATCTGGGCACCGCTGCGCTTATCAAGCAGGGCTAAACTTCCTCGCGCCTGCTCTTTGAAAAGTTCTGTGCTGCTCATGCTTCCTCCGTCCTTAAGCGGTTCAGTGTGCCGGAATGTGGCCCGGTTCCGCAGTGGGGTGTAGTCATAACGCGGTCTAAAGGCCAAACCGCGAGGCGACGCCATGCTCCTCTCGATGGCATGCCGAGCACAAAACTCGGACATTTTCCAGCACATCAGAACCGCTGGCCCCGCGCCCTCGAACATGCGCCATCTCATAGGCCGCTTGATCTCCGTCAAAGCGTGCCTGCCAGAAGGTGAGGCATCCGCACGCAACGCAGTGCTTCAGGTCGCGTATCCAGCACTGCCAGCGCAACCGCAGCAGCGCCGCGCCTCTCAGCCGGATCACAAGCAGCTTGTGTGTGCGCGGCGTGGGCCGGCGAGAGCGCAGCGGGGTGCGGCGAACTAGGGCGGTGCGCTTCATGCGGAAGCCTCTGCGATTACGGGAAGTTCGCCATATTGAGCTACGATCTGCTCAATGCCAGCTAGATAAGAAGCGGTGGTCTTGGTTGCCAGTCTGTCCTTGGCTTCGTGGATTGCCCATTCTTCGACGAAGCTCTCGGCGACGCTCGCTCCAGTCCGCAACTCGGTCACGGTGAAACGGTCATTGCGTTTGGCCAGTGCCAAATTGCGAAAGCCCTTGATGCGCAGGCGGCGAATTAATTCCGCCTTGACCGGCTTCCCGTAAGGATCGCGAACGTAGATTTCCGCGCTCATGCCATCCTCGCAATCTCATCGCTCAGCATCGCCAGCTCCCTCATCTCTTCCTCGCGCCTGTACTGCTCTTCTGCTGTGTTGGGGTCGTACTCGCGGTCGTCGGGCACGTAATCGACTTGCAGCGGGTGGTACTCGGGATCGCAGAAGCGGGGATGGTCATGCGACACGGACATGGTTAGCCTCCTTCTGCTCGACGAGCTCCTTGGCGCAGTCGTCGCAGAACCAGTTCCAGCTATCCCACTCCATATCGCCGCGATCAGTTGGGCAGGATTCGCGTACCTGCATCTGGCGCGTAGCGCGTTCGCCGCACTCATAGCAGTCGGGCTTGGTGTCGTTGTATGCCTCCTCCAGCGCATCGGCGGCATCCATCACGCACTGGACAGAGGACTCGATATCGGCGGTGGCGATCAGTAGCCGGAAATCGTCGAAGCGTTCGATGTTGCGAATCTCGTCGTAGCATTGGCCGATGAGCGATTCCAGCGCAGCCTTGGCGGCGACCTTCTGCTTTGCCAACTCCGCTTGTAATATTTCGAGAGTCGGAATCATGTGTCCTCCTAGAACAGCAACCGGGCAGGCCCGATGTAGTTAGCGATGGATTCGCGGAAGCTCCAGAGCAGCGCCCCAACGATCACGGCAAGCTCAAACAGCACGGCCCAGACTGCGCCTCCGATGCCGTTGTGCTCAGCAACCTGGCGCTCAGCCCACGCTTCCTCGCGGATCATCTCGTTCAGCTCGAAGGGGGTCATGCGGCACCGCCTTTCTGCGCCGTCACCATCGGCACGTCGCTGATTTGTGCCAGCATCTGGAAGCACTCGCAGTTCATCGAATGCCACGTCATGTCGTCGGGATCGTCGCCAATCCTTTCGCAGATGCCGCACTCCCAGATGCGCGATGAGAGGCAGCGCAGATGCTTGAGAACGAGCGCACGCCCCAAGAAGCAGAGGCCGAACATCGCCCCGTCGTCGTCTGCTTGCGAGACACCGTGCGCCTCGCAGACAGCTTCAACGCGCTGCTGGAAGGCGGATTTGCGGTGGAACCAAGGGAGGCGGATGTCGATCATGCTGCATCTCCTTCTGACCATCCGAGTAATGTCTGGTGCGGAAGCGTTCGCATCATTCCTCCGCAGTCGGGGATCGGGCATCCCGGCGAACCGTCCCCATCCGCATCGGGCTCACAGTCGGCAAACCTGCATTGATGTCCACAAAGACGGCATCGCATTGGGACATCACCTATTCGCATCAAGCCCACGCGCCATGCAGATGAGCAGCGGATTCGCGTTCGTCATGCCACCGTTGGCCCTCAGCTTCCGCTTCGGCGTCCTGACGGTCACGGCAGTCAGTGCAGACAGAAAGGCAGGCGCAAATCGGCGTCCCGCATTCCTCGCAGTTGGCGTCTTTGGTGTGCTGCGCATGAAGTCCGTGCTGAAGAAATTGCTCGATCGGTACTTGCATCTCATCGCCTCCAAGTGGCGGTGCGGTCTGGGGGAGGGCTTGATGCTATCTGGTAGCTGCTATTGATAGCAACACAACCGTACTCCACTTCATTTCTGAATGCAAGAGGAAAAATGAGGGATGGCCAAAGAATTTTGTGGACTATTTGGGCGCGGGTGGGGTATATCCTATGTAGCGAGGTATCTATGGGTGCTATTGAGAGCAATGAGATGTTGATGACCACTGATCAGGCTGCGGTCTACCTGCACAGGAAGCGGGCCACACTCGAGCATTGGCGATGGGGCGGCAAGGGGCCGGCCTACATTCCTGGTAAGCCTGTGCTTTATCGGAGGGTGGATCTGGACGCCTGGATGCAGTCGGTTCGGTTGGTTCCCGAGTTCAGCAAGGTGGCGTGATGGGACTCTATCCGCGCAACGGCATCTACTACACCGAGTTCATGTTCGATGGCCGGCAGATCCGCAAGTCAACGCGGTGCAAGACGATCGGCAAGGCGCAGACGTTTGAGACGAACCTGCGCATCAAGCTCGCCAAGCAGAGCCGTGTTGTGCGGATGGCCGGCGGGAAGGTTCCGCTCCTGAAAGACTTGGCAGCGGAGTTCCTCGAGGAGATCGAGAAGGGCGTCAAGGCCGGAACCTACGACCATGACACGCTGCGCTGCTACAAAAACGGGTGCAGGCTGCTCTCCGCGCACGATATATGGGATATGCGGATCGACGACATTACGCGCGGCGTGGCATTCGGCCTGAAGTTCCCCGGCGGTCCCTCGACAGCTCGCAATGCGCAGGGAACACTATCCCGTCTGCTGAAGTGGGCGGCGTCTGAGGAGCGGGGCTATATCGGCACGGCGCCGTCGATCAAACGCACCAAATACAAAGGACGCCTGGTGCGGATCTCGCAGGATGTGCAGGCGAAGCTCTTGGCGCACATGGAGCTCGACTGCGCTCACATCTTCCAGCTCGAACTCGACGCTTTCATGCGGCCGCACGAAATCATGGCGATCGCATGGGCCGATGTTCACCTGGACGCTGCGGAGCCCTACATATACGTCCCCAAGGGCAAGAGCGAGAATTCAGAGCGCGACCTGCCGCTTTCGGAGCGCGCCATCGCAATCCTGACCGAGCGCAAGAAGACTGCGAAAGGTCTGTGGGTGTTCCCGTCGCGGATTAAGAGCAAAGGTCATCGCGTGACGATCGCGAAGCAGTGGCGCGCAGCCTGCAAAGCGGCAGGGGTGAAGGGCATCCAGTTGTATGACGGCAAGCGCGAGTGCGGGTCCAGTTTCATCGAAGAAGGCGGCGATCTCGTGACGGCGCAGGCGGCTTATGGCCATGCCGACATATCCACGACCTCGAAATATCTGAAGGGCTATGCGAAAAAAGCCGCGGGGGTAATCAACAAGCGCAACAGAAAGAACGGACCGCAGGGAGTCCCCACAAAACTCCCCACAGCGAAGCAGGATTTGCACGATGAGGATTCGGCGGCAAGCGCATGAAAAGAAAGCTGGAGCCGACGATCGGACTTGAACCGATGACCTGCTGATTACGAATCAGCGGATGAGAAAAGCTACTCATAGGAACCTCTATGCATAAGCGCATGATTCTAAACACGTACGGTTTGAGCGGACTCGCATTGCTATCTATAGCTACTAACGATAGCCTATGGATTCTTTTACCTGCTATTGCATATCCCTCCCCACAGTCCTCCCCACAGTACCACTTTCGTGTGGGTTGCCTGTGCGACAGAGCGGGTATAGCATTCCTGTTCACTTCCATGCCAATCTCAGGGTCCCTTAAAAAGCTCCGCGGTACGATTGCTCTGTTACCCAAAGGAGAATCGTATGCGCCTCTATCGAATGATTGCCGCCGCTCTGTTAGCCATGACCATTTACGCCGGATGTGCGGCCCACAAGCAGGTTTCCGCAGCCCAGAAACACGCTCCCGCGTATGGCGACCCGATCCCGCAGTGCAAGCCGGGTGTCCCGTGCCCGCCCTCCCCCCAGGTGAAGTAGAAGGGCTGTCATGCCCACGTTGACACCGTTGGCGTGGGCTCTCTGGATCGCTATTGCGATAGCGCAGCTCGCACTTGCCGTCGTGGTCTGCCTGACGGATGCGCGGAAGCGTTGGTCCGCGTTGGCTACGTTCCTGATCGTGCGCTGCGTCACCACCGCTGCGTTGATGGCCGTAACGCTCTGCCCCGGCGATGATGGCTGGTATTCCGGCCTATATAGTCTCAGTTCCTGCGCCTCGGCTGGCATTCGCGTGTGGATGATTGCGGAACTCGGATGCGCTCTAACTGTCGCCGTTCAGAATTGGAAGAACCTCATCCGCGGCGGGTGCATGGCCTTTGCCGGCGCGCTCACCCTCGTTGGCGCGGTTGCTTTGGAGTGGCCTAGGCCGGCGATGGTCGCAGTGTCCTGGTGGATTATTACCAATGGAACACGAGACCTGTGTTTCGCGTGGGTCTGCGTCTTTGCGTTAATCGTTTTCGTCGGTGCCCAGTTCGGCCTGCAATGGGATGGACGGGATGCCGGTATTGCTCTCGGGTTGGCGATCCAAGCGGCGTCGGCCTGCGTTCTGTTGTGGCTGTACCAGCTTTCCCCCTCTAGCGCTCTTTTATCGAACGCGCAGGATAGCGCGTATCTCGTCAGCCTCGGCGTGTGGGCCGTGGCGGTGCTTCGACGAGAGGAGCAAGAAACTCTCGGCATTGAACAACTGCGGAAGATCTCGGAGCCGTATATCGAACTCGGGAAGGGGTTAAGGGAACAATGATCGGAGTCGTTGTCGCGATAGGTATTGCTCTGGCGATGGCATGGCTGCTCATCGCATTCATCGATGGCTGTAACGTGCGAAAGATCGAAAGGGACTTGGAACACCGGTTGCGGCCTTATGCGGGAACTCCACAGGCCCGCTACATGGACAAAGACGAGCTCTGGAAGGCAATCCGGGGCGTCCGGGGCGTGCTGGTCCTCTACTGGGCGGCCGGCGCGATCGCGACCTTGGCAAGCCGCGAAGCTGCCAAGAATCCAGCACGTCTCGATGCGGCGCGGATGATCTTTTTTGACGCGCTCGAGCTCCGCTGCATCGCGGTCTTCGCGCTACTCGAAGCAGTTGCCTGTGTCATGTCACCCCACTTTCCGCGGGCGTTGGCGGCCACCTTGGTACGGCTCTACTGCGATCTAGGGTGCAAACTGGACGCGCTAGAGGCTATCGGTAGCGCATAGGGATGCTATAGGATGGCCATTACGAATCTTTATATGGGAGCGGTAAGCATGAGCCCCACGACACTCGAGCGGCTGGAAGCGCGATACAGGGACATTCTGCGCGATCTGGTCGCGGCTGACGACAGAGCCGTTCGGGCTCAGCTTATCGATGAACTCAAAGACAACGTAATCGCGCGCACGGCCCTGGCGAGTCGCAAATTTGCGGGATGCCGAAGCGCGATCGAGGCCATTGAGATGTTCCTGAAAGAGCGCAATGCCCCCGCTACAGAGGAAGAGATCATCCTTGGGGTAATCGCCGGCGGCTTTGGAGAAGGGGATGAGACGGAACGCAACCCGATCTTCTGGTCTCTGCGCGTTCACCTGAAGGGCACTGGAAAGCAAACCAACAAGATCCGCTATGGCTCCGCTGGGAAAGAGCATCTAATCGGTCTCGGCGGCTGGCCCGATTCCATGTGGGAGTGAAGCGCCTCCTCACCTACGCAAACTTTGCGCATCCCTCCCGCCTCAGCTCCGGCTGGGGCGTTTTGCTAGGCGCTTGACAGGCGAAAAATTGCCTCGTGCTATTTTCTAAATAGAAATTCCCTCCGCGGTAACGCTTCCGAGCGGCGATAGGCTCGGCCTCCAGACATGTCCAACAACACTCGTGTCCTTCACGCGATTCGCGGCTTCACGCTTAAACACTCCCAGGTGCTCAAGGGAATCGAGAAGTGCGCCCTCTGCTGGGTCGAATTTGGAAAGACCTTCCGTGACCTCACGCCGGCTGAAGCGATCCTTGCGCGCAACCAGCAGGCGAAGGAACGCGAACCGCTGGCATTCGCGGAACTGCCCCATCTGGTCTACCGACCCACAGAGATGAACCAGGCTGGGCACCGGCAGGAACTCAGGCTGGCAAAAGCGGCCAACCGGTTCGCAGAGCAAGCGGCATGAGGGAAACCATTGGGGGTTTGGGGGCTAAGGAAGAGAGCGGGCTGCTTTACGACTGCAAGACCTGCCAGAGGCCGCTTGAAGATGACGAACTGGTGCTGAACAGGGAATGCGCATTCTGTAGGGAGATACGGGAAGAGAATGGCGAGGCCAAGTGACTACAACGATGTGATAGCCGAGGCGATCTGTGAGGAAATCGCTTCTGGTCGCTCGGTGGTGCAAATCTGCCTCGACCCTGACTTCCCCAGCGAAACAACCGTTTATCGGTGGCTTGATAAGCACGAAGCATTCCGTGAGAGATACGCGCGCGCGAGAGAGTTTCAGGCCGAGCATTATGCCGCTGAAATCATTCAACTTGCCGATACACCGGTGGAAGCGCGCAAGATCACGATCAAGCCTGATGGGGGAGAAGAGGTAACTATCGGGGATGCGGTGGATAGAACCCGCCTCCAGATCGATGCGCGCAAATGGTATGCCTCGAAGCTCTCGCCCAAGAAATATGGCGATAAGCTACAGCAGGAAGTCAGCGGCCCAAACGGAGGCCCGGTTGAAGCGAAGGTAGTCATCGAGTTCGTGAGAACCAAAGGCACCAATGAATGAGCGTCCAGTTTCCCGAAGAACTCGCCTTCCTCTTTGAGCACCATCCGTACAAGGTTCTGTATGGCGGCCGGGATGGCGTGAAGAGTTGGTCGATTGCCCAGGCACTGCTTCTGCTTGGAACTGGAACGATACCCGGTTGGAATATCCCGCTCCGCATCTTGTGTGGCCGCGAAACGATGGACTCAATAAGGGAATCGGTCCATCAACTTCTGAGCGACCAGATCGGCAGGCTAGGGCTGGGCGATTTCTATAGCGTGCTGCAATCAGAGATCCGCGGCCCCGAGGGACACCGCACCGAGTTCGTATTCGCAGGCCTCCGTAAACAAACAGTCAGCTCGCTGAAGTCTTATGAGGCCATCGATATTTTCTGGGGAGAAGAAGCCAGCACGGTCAGCCGGCGCTCGCTTTCAATTCTGCTCCCCACGATCCGCAAGACTGGTTCTGAGATTTGGTGGTCTCTAAACCCAGACCTGGATACCGATCCTGTTTACACGGATTTCGTGCTGAATCCGCCTCCAGGGGCAAAGGTTATCAAGACAAGCTGGCGCGACAATAAATGGCTCAGCGCTGAATCGAAGCAGAAGATACAGACGCTCAAAGAACGGGACCCTGACGAGTTTCACCATGTGTATGAAGGTGGGACGCGCACGATGGTTCAGGGCGCCATCTATAAGGAACAACTGCTCAAAGCCGAGGAAGAAGGGCGCATCCGCCCGGTTCCCTATGACCCCAAGATTCCGGTAGACCTCTACCTTGATTTGGGCTTTGGCGACCGGGTGGCAATTTGGGCAGCTCAGCGTACACCATTCGAGACTCGCATTCTCCGCTATTTCGAGGGCGACCATCAGCCGATCGGCTATTACCTGCGTGAAGCGCAAACGTGGGGCTATGTGCTGGGAACGTGGTATCTGCCTTGGGATGGCGCCACCAAGTCGCTAGGCACGGGTAAGAGCATTGAAGACATCATCCGCGGGAACGGCTTCCGGGTTCACGTTGTTCGCAGGCTTGAGGTTCACCAGGGCATCAATGCCGTAAGAACCCTTTTCCCAAGCCTATATTTCGACGCGGCGCTATGTGCAGACGGCCTGCGCTATCTGAAGCGCTATCAGTGGGGGCCACCGATCGAAGTCAAGGCCGTGAACGCCACGGTTCCCCGAACGCAGCCCCTGCACGACGACGCCTCACACCCCGCAGACGCTCTCAGAACGATGGCTGTGGGCATACAGGAACCCGAAAGACCGCGCGAAGCGGCAGAAACGCCCGCTTACTACGGATCAGATGCCTGGATGGCCTGAAAGGAACGCAAATGGCGAAGGACAAGACAACTCTGCCCTCGGCATCGGTGACAAGCCTCATCGGGGCAAAGACCGTGAGCACGGTCAATGCCTATCAGCATGGCGTGGTCACGGTTCTGGAGTTCAAGTTCTCAGATACCACCAGCCAGTTCGTCAAGTTCGCCAGTAATGGCGGCCTTGAGATCGGCGGTACGGCTGAGATGGGAACGGGAACGGTAGTGAGGTTCTAAATGACGAAACTCAGAGCAGCAACCCGCAATGCACTGCCCAAAAGCGTCTTCGGCATTCCTTCGGAGCGCAAATACCCGATGCCAGATCCGCCTCATGCCGAGAACGCGAAGGCGCGAGCCACGCAGCAAGTCAAGGCAGGCAACCTGAGCACTGGCGCGGCGGCAAGGATCAGGGCGAAGGCCAACAGGATCATCCTCGGGAAATAAGTGAGCAAAACAGACGAGTTTCTGGCAACGGCACGCAAGCGCTTTGCCGCAGCAGCAGAGGACGAGAAAGAGCTTCGGGCGAAGTTCGCCGATGATCTGCGCTTCGCCTCACCTGACGGTGATGACCAGTGGGACCCAAAGCTCAAGCAGCAGCGAGAGAATGCAGGGCGCCCGGCGATGGCCTTCCCTCGCTGTCATACGTTCGTGGCCCAGGTATCAAACCAGGCGCGCCAGCAGAAGCCGCAGATCAAGTTCGCACCGCGCTTGGATGCCGACAAGGACACTGCTGATGTAATCGAGGGCCTAGCGCGCCAGATCCAGTACGATTCGCAGGCGCAGATTGCGTATGAGACAGCCGTTGAATATTCGGCAGGTGGTTCCTTCGGCTATTACCGCATCCTGACGGACTACTGCGACGATGAGAGCGACGATCAGGAAATCAAGATTCTCCCGGTTCTCGACCCGCTGACAGTCTATGGCATCCTCGTGCCGGCCTGCTTTGGCAGACAGCCGATGTACTGGTTCGTGATCGCCGACATTCCCAAAGAGGAATACAAGGCGCAGTACGGCGACAAGTTTCAGGATGCCTCGCTGTCATGGACTGAGGCCGAAAAGAAGAGCGAAGGCTGGATTGGCTCCGAAACCGTCCGCATCGCGGAATATTGGTACGTCGAAGAGAAGCGGGAGAAGGGGAAGCGCAAGCCAAAGCGCATAATCAAGTTCTGCAAGACCAATGGCCTCGAAATCCTTCCCGGCGACGATGGGGAAACCTCGGAAACCACATGGGCTGGCTCGCTGTGCAACATCGTCCCTGTTCTCGGCAAGCAGATGATCATCGAGGGCAAGCCGAAACTTTTCTCGGTTGTCCGGCCGCAGAAGGCAGCGCAGCAACTCATCAACTACTCGAAGTCGCGCATTGCGGAAACCCTGTCCACTTCGCCCATTTCACCGTTCATGGTCGCTGAGGGGCAGATTCCGAGCGGCAAAGAGAAGGAATGGGCCACGCTGAACACAGTTAACCGGCCCTTCCTCACCTACAAAGTCATAGATGTGAACGGTCAACCTGTGGGACCTCCGCAGCGGCAGACCTTCGAGCCTCCGATTCAGGCCCTTTCGTCGTTCGTGATGCAGGAAGTGGACGACATGAAGGCCACGACGGGCATCTTCGATGCCTCGCTGGGCAATAAGGGCAACGAAACGTCGGGACAGGCGATTCTCAGGCGCGTGCAGCAGGGCGACCAGACCACGATGCACTACATGGACAATCTGGAGCGCTCGTTCAAGCAGGGCGGCGACGTAATCGCGGAGCTGATCCCGAAAATCTACGACACCGAGCGC